CGCCATCAATCGGCTCTATCAGCTTATTAAAGTCTGTACAGAATCCAATTAATAATGGTGCTACAGCTTCTGCGCAACGGATTTTTAACTTAGTACCTGGTATTGCGTAAGACTTGATACGGATCGACTCAACATCTTTAGATGCCGGCCAGCCGTTATAGCTAATCGCAGTCATTACAAGCCTAGCGCGGCCTTTAAATCATCTACCGATAATCCAACAGATGCAAGTTTTTGCTCTGTGGTTAATTTTTGAGCAAGCTCTGTTTTCTTAGACTTGGCAGCTTCCGCTTGTGCCGACTCAATGTAAGCCGCTTCCTCGGCTGTTGCTTCTCTATCTATGCTAACGCCGTTTTCCTCGTATGAGATTATCATTGTATTTTCCTTAACTGTTTGAGTAACCATAGATGCGGATTGTGCCTGTCACATTTCCCGATGACGGATAAACGGTCAAGCCAGTAAATGATGTAGTGGCATTAAATCCACCTGAAATATTGTTGGTGTAAGTTGTTGCGCCTGTTATTACAGCAGCACTACCAACCCAGTTTTTAGTAGCTGTTAAAAAAGGATTATAAAACTCAGATTTAACTGAAGTTCTTTCGCCATTTCTCATACCTGCTAGACGGCCTGAGGTTTGTCCAGTCAATCGGGCTTTACTGCCACCCGTGCCATCTACGTCATCGATTTGGTAATTGTAATTAGAGGTTGAATTGTCTGCACCGCTTACGCGATAGCGGAATAGTAAATCGGCATCTGCCGATGATGTATAAGATCCTTGCAAACTATAATGATCGTAAGTAGTAGAAAACGAGTTGCTTAGATCAATAGATGAACTAGCTGAAAATGTCACACTTTTTACAAGGGTTAAGCCAGGCGTTGCGGCAGATGCTACAGCAACCCACGCCGCGCCGTCATAATATTCTGTAGAATTAGTATCTTTTAGAAAACTAAAATTGCCTTCCTGCGGGCTAATTACAGCAGCAGTACGAGCTGCGGCATTAGCAAATACCCACACGCCTTGCATTAGATAGCCATTAGTATCTGCGGCAGTTAGCACGTCCCCAGTAACGAACGTTTTTAGTCCAAGTCCAGCAGCCATTTTCTTTTCTCCTTAGTAACTTAATACAGACGTATCAAGTACGCCGTATTGGGTTGAGTTCAATATAAACCCGTCTATCACGGGTTCAAGTGTAGTAAAGGTAGTGCGCCATTTATTGGGTGTAACGCTGTGTGCCACGCCAAAAATTTGAAGTGTTTTTGTTAGAGTCGAACTACCAGGCTGGTTTGTCGTGATAGTTACAGGATCAAAAAAATCTAAATCTAGGGCTGCAATTATGCCTGTGTTGTAATTGTCTGTGTATAGATCTAGCTCGATCGCATCGCATCTAACGCTGGTTTCTGCACGGCTGGCAACGTAGGCACGGGCATAGTCCAGGGCTACTGCATCGGTCTGCATTAATAAATCTTGCTGGTTATAAGTATGAGCAAAATATTTGGCCACACTAGCTGCGTTAGTAGCATTTTGAACTGTGCCGCCTGTCCTAGTGATATTGGCCTGATTGAATACAAGGGTGTCATCTGTGCGCCATATTGCATTGGCATAGCCAATATCTGTCCCATTATCGTTAAATACTGTAGGCGTACCAGCGATGCTGGCCGTAGTAACTAAACGGTCTTGAAATGTCCACGATCCAGATGCATCTACATATATAGCACCATATTCGCTATTTGTGGCTGTCTGTAAAGCTGCTAGGGCTGTACGCGCACTACCTGGATCGTTTTGCAGTTGCGTTAGCCCGGCATCTACGTCACGCATCGATGCTGGCCAGTCAATAGTATTAAGAATCTGGTTAATTCTTGTACCGCTTAGATCCCCAGCGGATGCACCTGTAACGGTACTGATCTGGGCATTTTGCGCTAGGCGTGTGGCATCAACGGCCGAAATAGTCGTGTACACGACATCGTTCGCGTTGCGTGGCGTAGTGGTTGTGTAGCTTGTAATAAAACCGCTAAACATTGGATAAGTCGTACCGCCATAGGTAGCAGAAATGGACACTTTACGCATAGGCGTTAAATACCCAAAATATGGGCTACTAGGGTTTTGTGGGTTAAAATCGCCGTTCTGATCCACGATGCGCAGGGTTAGTGTGCCTGTTTGAAATTCATCGGCTGTAGCTGATCTGCCGCGCCTAGTGCTAACGCTATCGACTACGTTAGATACATCCACAATTAAGGATGCTGAATCTGCTAATACGTTAGTGCCGAATATGCCTTCGCCAATAATAAAAGCCTGGGCCGTGGATGGGCCTGTACCAAAATTAATAACCGCATTTATTGTAGGTACTGGCATTAGCCTGGCAACGTTCCTGCTGGGAATTGTGTCAAGCCCCGGCGAATATTATCAAGCATGGTGTTATTTATTATTTCGCTAAAATCATCACCATTTAATACTGATCCTTCAACCACGATGGTTACTGAGTTATCTACAGATCCAGTAACAGTACCCATGCCTGTGCCATATCCAGGGCCGCCCATGCCATCATCCCAGATAGGTTGCCCACCTATGCCAAATCTAGGGCCTTTTGATCCACCGCCACCGCCGCCACCATCTCCGCCACCTGGTAAACCAGGGGTGGGTAAAGGCTTAGCAAGTAGTGCTAGATAATCTTGTAATGCTGCGTACTTGGCATCGTCTGCTATTTTCTGAGCAGCTGCAATACGTTCGATAATAGTTTTCTGCGTAGTGTAGTTAAGAATATCCATCGTGGCCTGCGCCGCTGCCACCTTATCAAGTGCAGCTAATTTAGCAATTTGCAGTAGCTCTACCTGTGTTTTTTCGGTATAGAAATTGGCCTCTGCTAAGCCGCCTGATTGCTGGATGGCCGCGTTGTATTTAGCGTATGCAGCCTGTCGAGCTAGTGCAGCCTCTTCCTCAGTCATCTTGGTAGTTTTGATGCGCTGTAGTTCATCGAGTAGCAGCTGATTAATATAATTAAGTTCAGTTTCGCTAATGCTCTTAATACCGGCTAACTTGTTAGTTTGCTGTTCCTGGGTTAGCAGTTTTAATTGATCGATGTATTTAAGGGCTGTTTCGCCGTTTTCGTTTTCGATCTCCTGCATGGCCAATAGGCGTAAGCGTTCATCTTTATCGTAGGTAGCCCGTAGCGCAGCTGCTATCTGGATCTTATTAAGATCAAATGCGGCGGCTGCCTTAGATAGTGCAGCCTTAGCCTTTTCTAACAATAAGCGTTTCTTTTCTGCAGCTTCTTGTTTCTTGGCACTATCTAATTGCTTATTTTGTAAAGCGGCCAATAACTTGGCTCGCTTGGCTGCATCTGCCTCTAACTTAGCTAGGCGTTTAGCCTGTTCCTCTTTAGATAATTCTAATGCCGATGGTGGCTCAGGTTTAGGTTTAGGCGTAAGTTTTACACCAGCCTGCGCACCTGCAAAACCTAAGAATATGCTTTTAGGTAGATTTTTTAAGTTTTTAATTAACGTAGGAATAGCACCGACTGCACCGCCTGCAGCCCGTGTAACGTTAGCAATAGCAGTAGCAATAGTTTCAATTACATAAGCTGCATCGCTTGCCTCACTACCACCGCCAACTGCAGCAAAGGCATCTATTAAGCCGCCACCAATAATTTCGGATGCGTTACTTGTTGCCACGCCTAATACATCCATGCTATAGGCCGTAGTACCTAAGTAATCATTAGCTGCACCTGCAGATTGTTTTAGTAAAGTGCCTAAGATTTCATTAAATGACTTGCTACTTAGTTCTGCTTTAGTTAGCCCGGTATTGTATTTAGCCAAGCCTTTAGTAATGCCTACATAACCTTTAGCAAGATCCTGGGATACTGTGGCAAGATCAACGCCCGATGCGCGGCTAATCGTGATGGCATCGTTTAATAACTTCTGTGACTGGACTAATGATCCCGTAGTAGTCAATAGCCCCTGAAATGCTGGCCTTAAAATGTCATCGGCTATGCCTGCTGATCGTTCAAGATCGGCTATAAATTTAGTTATATCTACATTAGCAAAGCCAATGCCTAAATTATCTACAGCATTAGATAGACGTAGGGCGGCTGCTTCATCCTCGGCAAAGGCCTTTACAGCTTGTTTACCAAAGTTAATTACGGCTTTTGTACCAAAAGCTATACCTAAACCACCAGCTAAAGATTTGACACTTTTCATTAATTTCGCTGTAGCTGTATCTGCCTGCTTAAATGCTTTTTTGCCTGTAAACTCGGCGGCAATATCAATTCTTACTGATGGATCAACGGCCATTAGTTATACCCCACAGCCGTATTAAATTTATCCCGTGCAGACTCGATGGCCTTAATAACAGCTGCATTAGTCTTGCCGCCGTCCTCTTTCCATGCGCGAAAGATTGCGCGGCCTTTCATTTTGCGTGATCTACGGCCTGCACCTGTTTGATTGTTAGCATCTACGATCATGCCGTATTGATTCATGGCTTGTACGAATATGTAACCTGCTTGCGGATTACGGCTACGGCCTTGATTTGGGCCAGCAGCTACAATATTTGCACCTTGGTTATAGCCTGGTCGCTGCACAATAAATGATGAGCCCTGCTCACGGCCATTGGCATGTACACGGCCAGCAGTTTCATAAATAGCACCCGATGCGGATGCATTTTGAATACGCGCTAACGATCTAAACCCTTGGCGGTTAGGTCGGCTAGGCGTGGTCTTATAACCTACGCCGCCTTTAGCAGCTCGACCATCCCATACGGGAAATTTGCCATTACTGGATGCTTTACCCCATCCCGATAAAGGTGCTTGGGATGGGATAAAACCACGCGCTTTAGACACTATAGGTTTAAGCAAACTAGCCATTTCTTTGCGTGTATCTGTAGCTAGATCAGGCGTAAATTTTCTTAATGCTTTTTGGAGATCAACGCCGCCTTTTACCGTTACTGGCATCTTGGATCTCCTTTGCTCGATCTTTCATCGCTTGCAGTAATGCGCTAAACATCCTTGAATCTAACCCAATTAAATCTTTAGGCGGTATTCCCGTTTCCAAACTGATCCGTGCGATCAAGTAAGTAAACGAGTCACGCCTTATGCTTCCGGGTCATCCTCTAACACATCCACCTTTTTTAAGGTCTTTAAGAATTCTGCGCCGAACATTGGCACGGTTTCGCCTGCAGCTCTTAAACACTCCCACGCTAACCAGTAAACATCGGT